AAATGATAATAAAATTTATGGAATACCATATGATTCACCTAATATTCTCGTATTAGATATTTCTAATAACAAACTATCAACTACAAATTTTGGTCAAAGTATTACAGATTTTAATAAATGTTGGGGATCTGTTTTAGGAGTTGATGGTAATATATATTGTCCTCCATTTGATTCATTAAATATATTAAAAATAACACAAAATTATGTAAATTCACCATTGCCAATCAAAAGATGTGTGAGTGCTTATTACAATAAATACTAATATGAATATCTACTATTGTTACGAAAAAAATACAGGAAAATTTTTAGGTTCTGGTGTTTATCAAGTTGATGATGACACATATGGTTCCACCGTTATACCATGTCCTGTATATGACAACACAAAAGAGTTGCCAATTTGGAAAAATGGAAAATGGGAAATTTTGCCAAAATAAAAAATGATACCAGAATATTTTACAAATAATGTAACATTTTTAACATCTGTTGATGTTTTAGGTAGAACTATTATTCATAATACATTAGATGTATATAGAACATTAATGGTTGGTGAAAGTTCAGCAGCTGCATCAACATTATATGTTAATGAAAAAGTCGGAATTTTAACAGAAACACCTAATGTTGAACTTACTGTAAATGGAAAAATTAGTTCAAACTCTGTAATTTATGACGAAATAGGAAATTCGACGCAGTGGAATTCTATATATTCGTCATCAAATCAAACAAGTGCTAACTGGGACTCTGTATACACATCAGTAAAAGACACAAGTGCTAACTGGAATTCTGTATATACCACATACAACACAAACAGTGCATCATACACAACAACTGAATATGTAAATAATAATTTTTTACCATTGACGGGAGGAACATTAACGGGTAATACGCAATTTAATAAAGATGTAACAATTTGGGGGATACTTTCAGCAACAGGTGGAACATATTTTGCAAACACTGTTTATTCAACAACTAGTGCATTAAGCGTTATCCATGTCGGTAATGGTCCTGCGTTATATGTGGGACAAAGTGGAACTGGTGATATTGCTTCATTTTACGATTTAGATCAAAGTATTGAAGTATTTCATATTGGTGGTGTAAATGGAGATTATCCAAATGTTGGCGTTAAAACAAGTACTCCAAACGTAGATTTTACAGTAAATGGTACAATATCATCATCTAATATTATATATGATGCAAATGGAAATTCTACTAATTGGAATTCTGCTTATACTTCTGTTTTAGATACAAGTGCTAATTGGAATTCTGTTTATACTTCTGTTTTAGATACAAGTGCCAACTGGGATTCGGTTTATACATCATCAAGTCAAACAAGTGCTAATTGGGATTCTGTATACACATCAGTAAAAGACACATCTGCTAATTGGGACTCTGTTTACACATCAGTAAAAGACACATCTGCCAACTGGGATTCTGTATACACATCAGTATTAGACACATCTGCTAATTGGGATTCTGTATATACAACATACAATCAAAATAGTTCAAAATATGCAATAACAGAGTTTGTTCAAAATAATTTTGTACCTTTAAGTGGTGGAACAATTAATGGTAATTTATCAGTTGTTGGCAGTATCAGTGCAACACAAGAAATATATGTTAATAATCAAAAAACTGTTAAAACAATAATTACTGAAACTACTAGTTTAAGTTCAGTTAATTCAATTGTTGTTGTTTCCTCATTACCTACAACACAGGTGTATGGTACTTTATATATATTGGTATAAAAATGCAAATTAAAGATTCAACGTATATAAGTTATGCTGGAACCGCAGTAAAAGAAGCTTGGTTAAATGATACTTTGGTTTGGCAAGCTTCTTCCTTTGGTTGGGCACTAAAACCTTTAACTAGAGCAGCATGGACAGATGTTGCTTATGGACCAAATGATACACTTGTTGTTGTGGGAACCAATAGATCATCATATTCAACAAACAATGGAGATACTTGGTCTGCTGTAATAACTCCAATAAATGCTACACCTGGAGGTGAAGTATATAATGCCGTATGTTACGGTTCTAATAACAACACATGGGTATTAATCGAAAGTCAAAATTATTTACCTTATGGTTCAAAATATTTTTACACAAGTAACAATCTGGCTAATGGTTGGACATCAAATACATTAAATTATCCACTTAGTACATTAGATTATTATGATGTTTTATATAGTTCTTATCATAATAAATATATCGCAACAGGTAGTAAAGATGGACGTGTGACAAACCCTGTAGTTGGTATGTATTCCACTGATGCTATTAATTGGTTGTCTGCTGGTTATTTATTTTATAATGGGAATGTTGTAAACGATAATCAAGGATTTTTTGGAGGTATAATTGAGGGAACGAACATGCCAAATAATAGATTAGTAGCAACTGGATTTGCTGGTAATCATAAGTTTGGTTATTCAGATGATGGAATAACATGGAAACAAGGAGCATATGATGAATATAATAGTCCACTTGGTCAAAATTTACGTACAGGTTGTAATTGGATTGATGTAACTTACGGTTATGATGGAAATGTCAGTTTACCTTTAAGTGGAAGATATGTTGCTGTTAATACTAATGGCTCAACGGAAGAATATCAATTTGCATATTCAGATGATGGCATTGGTTGGATAGGTGTTAAGTACACATCACCCGAATTAAAGCAAAACTGGTCATCAATTGCTTACGGAAATGGTTATTTTGTTGCTTTGGCGAGTGATATCCAAGCTATGTCCAAAGATGGAAAAAGCTGGTTAGCCTATCAAAACCTACCATCCGGTGTTAGACACATTGACGTAGAAGTTGCTAACAATAGATTTGTTGCAATATTATCAAATGATACAGTTAACAATGTTGGCTGTTCTACTGCTGATTTTATTTTTTAAAAATCAGTTAATTGTGTTTTATTTTTGATTTGATCTCATAAATATTGTAATGGGAAGAAAAAAGAAAACAGAAGAAGTTTCGGAAGAATTGGAAAATCTTTCACCAGAAGATGTTTTAGTAGACGGTTCTTTTTATAAAGGAAATGAAAATCTTTTAAGAGGAAATACGCAATTTAAATGGACACCTTCTATGATGGAGGAGTTAAAATTGTGTAATAAAAGTATATTACATTTTGCAGAACAATATTTTTATATTACAACACTAGATGATGGTAAAAAGAAAATTCAATTATACAAATATCAAAAAAATCTTTTAAAAGCTTTTAAAAATAATAGATTTAATATAGTTCTTTCAAGTAGACAATCTGGAAAAACCACTACCATAACAATTTATGCATTATGGATTGTTTGTTTTCAAAGTGATAAAAGAATTACAATTGTTGCTAACAAAGAATCTACCGCAAAAGAAATATTTTCTAGAATTAAAATGGCATTTGAACAATTGCCAGTTTGGATGAAACCTAGTGTTAAATCTTGGAGAATTGACGGGTTTACTTTGGCGAATGATTCTGCTATAAAAATAAGCACAACATCATCTGCTGGACCTAGAGGTTCTACTAGTAATTTATTGATAGTTGATGAGATGGCTCATTGTCCATCCGAATTAATGAATGAATTGTGGAAGTCTGCTATTCCTATTATTTCATCATCAAAAAAATCACAATTAGTTGTTATTAGTACGCCGAATGGAACTGATAATAAATTTTATGAGTTGTATCAAGAATCGCAGAAACCTAATAGTGATTGGCATTTGGAGGTAGTGAATTGGTGGGATGTACCAGGTCGTGACGAGGAGTGGAAAAAAGAAGCAATTTCCGCAATAGGTTCTCAGGAAGATTTCGATCAAGAATTTGCCAACGTTTTCCACGACCCAAACAAAACAGCAATTGATCCAAAACTTTTAGAAGAATTAAAGAGTCAATGTAAAGAACCTATTCTTGCAATGGATAATGGGAACTATTTAGTTTTTGAAGAACCAAATCCAGAATCATTTTATGCCATTGGAGTGGACGTTGGAGAAGGAATCGGTAGGTCTAATACTGTTGCTCAAATATTAGATGTTTCAGATTTAACAAACATAAAACAAGTTGCTATATATACAACAAATACTATGAGTCCTTTTCATTTTGGAACTCGTTTAATGGGTATTTTTGATGATTGGGGAAGACCTCCGGTTTTAATTGAAAATAACAACAACGGTCAACAAATTTTGGATGTTGTATGTCATACGCATAATTATGAGTCTGTTGTTTCATATCATTTTGAAGGATTTAGTAAACATTACAACAATGAAAATAGATTTGGAATACATAATCACACAAATACAAAATACCGAGGAGTTACTAATTTTAGATATTGGGTTAATAGTTTAAATGCATTAAGAATATATGATCTCCAAACTCTTTTAGAACTAAGCAATTTCGTTAGACACGATAATCATACATATAGTAAAAGAAAAAGTGATGATTTGGATGATAGAGTTATGTCATTGATATGGGCAATGTTTATATTAGAAAATTCAATTGCTGAAAAATATTATCAAATTTTAGATACTGATGATCAAGGCAAACCACTAAAAATTAGACCATTTTCAGATAATTCCGATTTGTTGAAAAAAAGTCCTTTGTTGATGGGCGGTGTTTCTAAGTTTAAAAAAACAATAAATACACAAAGTCAATTTTCTTTTGTTGGTAAGTATGATAATGATGCAGTAACTCAATCAAATGATCAAGTTGATTTGCAAATGTGGTTATTAAATTGGGGAAATACTAAGAAAAATGAACCAGTAAAACAATCCGATGAAAATTCAAAAGAAGAATATAGACCTATTGTAATTTTTTAATATGAATCAAGCAATTTTAAATAAAACAAGAAATGATAAATTTTTAATGATTTTGGATCTACCAAAATACTTAAAGAAAAAATATGATAAAGTTTTGCAAAATTCCTATAATGCGGATTATATTCAATTTACCACTTATGGTTCCCCTGTTCCTTCTATAAATGTTCCTTCTATTGATGTGCCATTTGATGGACAGACTTATAAAGCATCTTCGTTGTCTAGACCAGCATATGCTCCTTTAAATGTTAGATTTTTTGTCGATAATGGTTATAAAAATTATTGGATTTTATGGACTTGGTTAAATCTTTTTAATGAAGCAAAAACTTCCACATCAGTTGTTGGTATGCAAGATATGCGTCATAACATAAATCCAAAATTAGATATACCAATGAAAGATTTGGTTTCTACTTTTAACATATATGGTTTGGATGAATATAATAAAAGAATAATAAATTTTAAATATACACACGCATTTCCGGTATCTTTGAGTGAAATTAATTTTTCTCATCAAGATTCTGGTGAAATATCTTGCGTTGTTAATTTTGCATTTAATCAATTGCATGTTGAATTGGTTAAAAATGTTGATTCAGAAACTTGTTAATTTATGGATATAAATAGCAATCCAGATTTTTCAATACCTGTAGCCGAAGTTAATTTAGATGCATTGCCACCTGAAGATAATTGGCAACCCGAAAGTTTGAATCCCCAAGGAGTTGGAGATGCTATTGATACAAATTCGAGTAGGAGAAAAAAACAAGGACTCATTCATCAAATTCGTGATCAATTATATTACATCGAAATATGGTTATATAACCAAATTGAAAACCAAGAACCTTTTCAGGTTTCTTTTTTGTTTGTTCATTCATTGGCAATAGAAGAGTCTTTGGATGATTGGTGGGTGAAAGGTTGGATTACATTTAATAATACTTTAGAAATGTTTGAGCGCGGAAACGTTGCTGGTATTGGTAAAGATGTGAAATCTCCATATACATTTCGTTCTGATGGAAGAAATCGTTTGTCTATAAAATTATATCCAATTCCAAATAATTATGACGATGATTTTTTAGCATCATTCGAAGGATCAACTCGTCTTCCTAGAGAAAAGTGGGAGATGTCATTCGAC